GGCTACCACTGCCCTCGATGGCGCTCAAATTGGCCAAACTGATCCGCCACCCCCGGGAGATATTCCCCGAGGACGATCTCGAGGCAGCGTACCGCAAATGTGCGTACGCCTTAGCATCGTCTCCGGGTTACATACCGTTCGATTATCCGATATTGGGCGCTTTGGTGCGCAAGATGAAGCATCTGGGGCTCGAGAACGACGTCGATCTGGCCCACAAGAAGATGCGCATTCGAGTGGACTACTTTGCTGCCCAATTGGACCGAGACCACCTCTTGGCGAAAATGGAGAGGCGCTACGGGATCGAAGAATGGGAGGTGAACGAGCTGGAGGCGGCGATTCGCCAGGTGCGTTTGTTGCCTTGTTGTCTGCGTGGTTTCTCAGCGATGGAGAAGTTGATGCTCGACTACTTGTAGCCCCTAGTGGCTCTCCGGCCAGCACCAGCCGCGATGGTGCCGGGCCAATATTTTTTGAGTCAGCGCCAACACCGATGTCCAATCAATCCTCCTCAACTCGCGTGGACAAGGCCAACCACGCATCTCGCACCACGTACAATGCCCCTCCGCCCCAGTTCCAGGTGGTCAAGCCATTGCGCCCCACCCAACTGCGTCCCGGAGATGAGGTACGTGACGAGAACGGCACCATCCTGTTTCGGGTAGATCCCGCCAAGAAGCAGAATTCGATGGCTGCCATTCGCAAGGCACAGCGACAGGCCAAGGCAGCACGCCCACTGCCCGCTCCGAAGAAGTCGGAGCGCACCAAGGATGCGATCAAGCAACTTGAGAAGCGCAAGAAGCCACGAGCTCGGGGTGTCGTCAAGCACGACTACGGGCTGTCGGACCGCTCTGCGCGTATCGTCAAGCGCACTCGCGTTTTAACAAAGCGTGCCGCAGCTCGCCAACGCAGTCGTGCACGACGCCAGGCGGCTCGCGATCGCACGATGTCTGACGACTGGGATCGACAGCTGAGTGAGCAGAAAGGCGAAGTCGGTACCACTGGACCCGGCGAGAGCTGGTGGGGACCGGTTCTCGATTCCGCCTTGCACTTGGCCCCGCAGATCATCCCAATGATCGCCGGAATGGGTGATTACGAGGAGACGGATCTCACCAACCAGGTGCTACCGAAGACGAATTCGTTGGCCGCCGCGTATTCTGATGGTGAGATGTGCAATGAAGTGCCCGCGATCCACAGTTTGGGCGTCGAGACCCGGTTCACCCATCGTGAATACCTTGGCGATGTTTATTCGTCGACCGCGGGTTTCACGCGGCTAGATTTCGACATCAATCCGGGCATGCAAGAATCTTTCCCTTGGGCCTCGCGCTCAATTGCGAATTTCGAGCAATACCAGCTGTTGGGA